GGTCTATGTGAAGGTGAACGTGTGAATGGGCGCCGCCGTCTTCTCTTCGGTCGCCGGGTCATCCTCAACCTGACCACAGGGCGATCCTTCCGGGGCGTCGTGTTCGAGCTGCGCGGCCCGCTCGTCGTGCTGCGAAACGCTGAGCTCCTCGAGGAGGACCGCGTCGTGCCCGTCGAGGGCACCGTCGTCGTCGAGCGTTCGCAGGTCGAGTTCGTCCAGGTGCTCGGGAGCTGACCGTGGCCGTCGTCCAGTCGTCCTCCGGGCTCGTCGCGATCTCCAAGCGCGAAAACGCCGGCTTCTCCGTCTTCGCTGCTGCGCTCTATGACAGCACCACGCTCAGCTACGAGGACATCTACAAGCAGCAGCCTGAGCTCCGCTCAGCGATCGATTTCCTCGCACGGAACATCGCGCAGCTCCCCATCCACGCCTACGTTCGTCTCGACGACCTCGAGCGCGAACGGCTGACCGGCGTCCCGCTGACGGAGACGCTCGAACGTCCCGACGTCAACGTCACCCGCAGTTCCTGGCTCGAGGCGCTCGTCAAGGACCTCGCCATCTACGACGAATACTACGCCGTCAAGGTCCGCAGCGACGAGGGCCGCATCGCCCTGGTGCGCATCCCTCCGGCGTCGGTCGAGCTCATCGGCGAAAACTGGCTGGTGCCTGACGCCTACCGGGTGAAGGGCACGACCGGGTTCGTCGACTTCAGGCGTGACCAAGTCATCGCCATCCACGGTTATCATCCGTCGGACCCGCGCCGGGGTCTCTCACCCATCGAAACGTTGCGCCGCGTGCTCGCTGAGCAGGCCGCCGCTGGCAGGTATCGCGAAAAGTTCTGGAGCAATAGCGCCCGCTTGGGTGGGGTGATCGAGCGTCCGCCGACTGCGCCTAACTGGAGCCCGGAGGCGCGTGCCCGGTTCCGTGCCGACTTCGAGGCCGGCTACACCGGCGTCGCATCCAGCGGTCGCACCGTCGTCCTGGAGGAAGGGATGACCTACCGCCCGATCTCCTCGTCGATGCGTGACGCGCAATACCTCGAGAGCTTCCAGCTCTCCCGGGAAGTCGTCGCCACGGCCTACGGCATCCCGGTCGGCCTGCTCGGTCTCGGCAACCCTAACTACGCGAGCCTCTCTGAGCAGCACCGGCAGCTCTACACCGACTGCCTCGCGCCGTGGCTGGTGCGCATCCAGGAGGGGCTCGAGCAGCAGCTCGTCCCCGAGTTCGACGTTCCCGAGGACACCTACCTCGAGTTCAACATCGGCGCGAAGCTCGCCGGGTCGTTCGTCGAGCAGGCCGCCGTCCTCCAGGCGTCGGTCGGTGCGCCGTATCTCTCTCGCAACGAAGCACGCGCACGTTTGAACCTCGCACCCATCGCCGGTGGCGACGAGCTCGTCACGCCGCTAAACGTCATCACCGGGGGCCAGGCGAGCCCGCAGGACAGCGTCTCTGACGAGCGCATCCTCGCCGGCGCCGCCTCGAGCGATCCGGTCGGGAAAGCCGACACCTGCGCGCACGGCAAAAGTGACGACGGGAAAGCCGACGCGAAGCCGGACCACGCGAAGCTTGCCCGGCAGCGTCGCATCCAGCGTGAGCGCACCGCTGCGTCGGAGGAGTTCCACGCTGCGCTCAGCGCGACGCTGAAGCGTCAGAGCCGGTCGGTCGTCTCGAAGCTCGGCGCGAAAGCCAAGAGCAAGGTCAAGGCCACCGCCGAGGACGTCTTCAACCCGGAACGGTTCACCGCTGAGCTGGCCGCCGACCTCAAGCCTGAAATCAAGAAGCTCGCCCGGCGGATGGCTGCGACGGTCGCCGACTGGGACCCTGACAACGCCGAGGAATACTTCGACACCATCGCCGGGTCGATGGCGGCGTCGTTCAACGAGGCAACGTTCGAGCGGCTCGACACCCTCCTGGAGGATGACGAGGTGGAGGCCGAGGACGTCGAGGACCTCTTCGACACGATCATCGACGGGACCGCGCTGAGCATCGCTGCGTCGCTCGCCACGAGCGTCGGCGAGTTCGCCCGCTCCGAAGCTGCCGCCGCTGCTGACCTGCCAGAGAAGACGTGGGTCACGACGTCGAGCAACCCGCGCAGCTCGCACGCTGCGCTAAACGGTCGCACCGTCGCCAGGAACGAAACGTTCCCGAACGGTGCTCGGTTCCCGGGCGATTATGAAGCCGGCGCCGAGGAGAGCGCCCAATGCCAGTGCTTGATAGACTGGGGCGTCTGACGTGCCTTACTTCGTCAGCAACCAGAACCCGGACTGCTCAGGCTGGGCCGTCGAGAAGGAAGACGGCGAGGTGATGGGCTGCCACCGCACCCGCCAGGAGGCCATCGACCAAATGGTCGCACTGAGCCTCGCTGAGGACATCGAGCCGGGCGGTGAGCGTGCCGCGAAGCAGATGCAGGACGACCGGAGACCGCCGCAAGGCGCACGTGAGGAAGCCGAGCGTGGCCTCGAGTGGCGTCGCGAATACAACCGGGGCGGCACCGCCGTCGGCGTGGCGCGTGCCCGGGACATCGCGAACGGGGAGAACCTCTCCGAGGACACGGTCCGCCGTATGGTCTCCTACTTCGCCCGGCACGAGGTCGACAAGCAGGGCGAAGGGTGGAGCCCGGACCAGGACGGCTACCCATCCGCCGGTCGCATCGCCTGGGCGCTCTGGGGTGGCGATCCCGGGCGCACGTGGGCCGAGGCGCTGGTGCGTCGCGCTGACCGTGCCGAGGAACGCAGCGAGCAGCGTGAGACGGTCAAGGCCAGGCGCACTCGTCCCCGGGTGAAGCTCCAGCAGAAGTCCGCCGCCGCCACGTTCCAAGTCAAGGCCGCAGCCACCGATGCGCCGAACGGCGAGGTGACCGCGCTCGTCAGCGTCTTCGGCAACGAGGACCTGGTTGGGGATCGTGTGATGAAGGGCGCGTTCGCCAAGAGCCTCGCCGCGATCAAGGAAGCCGGGCGCAGCATCCCGTTCGTCTGGTCGCATCAGTGGGCCGACCCGAACGCCTACATAGGCAAGGTGCTCGACGCCGAGGAGACCGACGATGGCCTGCTGGTGCGCGCGTCCCTCTTCGACACGCAGACCGCGCAGCACATAAAGACGCTGCTCAAGGAAGGCGTCGTGACAGAGTTCAGCTTCGCCTACGACGTCATCAAGCAGCGCCCCGGCAAGGATGGCGTGAACGAGCTCACCGAGGTCCACATTCTCGAGGCTGGCCCAACGCTCAAAGGGGCCAATCCCGCGACGCAGTTGGTGAACGTCCGCTCGGCGCTCGGCCAGAAGGCTGAGCCGGGCGAACTCGACCTCGGCGATTTCGTCACGTGGGAGGGTGGTTACGGTCGCGTAGAATACGTGATGACCGAAGGCGAGTTCGGCGTTGAGGGCGACCCGCTCTCCCTGGCTGCGACCGCTGACGATCCGCTCGCAATGGTGCGCATCTACGAGCAAGACGAAAACGGCGCTGAACCGACCGACCTTTTCACCGGGTTCCGCTTCTCTGAGCTGACCGCAGCCGAGGCACCCGCTGAGGTCGTCGCCGAAGAAGAGGTCGAAGCCGAGGCCGCAGCTGCGACGACCGGCGCGAAGGCCGGGCGCGTGCTCTCATCGAAGAACGAGGGCCGCATCCGTGAGGCCGTCGGCTTGCTCGACGAGGTGCTCGGCACCCTGGGCGACGCCGGCGAGAAGGCCGCCAAGCCTGGCAGCACCGACGAGGCCGAAGAAGTCGCCGAGGCTGCCGCCACCGGGGTCGACCCGGTCGCCGTCCTCGCGCTTCTGGAGCTCGACGAGCTCGCGTGAGCCGCTGGCGTGGAAAACATCCACGCCGCCCGCACTCGTCACAGCGTCCACAACGGGCCAGCCAGTCAAGGTCGAGGAGCCGCAAGGCCAAGATCGAGGAACGGGGCGAGCATCCGTGGCAACACGATAACCGCAAGCCAACCCTCACAGGAGAGAAACCCCAATGAAGAACCTCATCAACGAAGCCAAGACCATCGCAGCGGAAGCCGCTGCTGAAGGTCGCCCACTGACTGACGCCGAGCGCGCAACCGTCGAGCAGGCGCTCGCAGGTGCGAAGGCTCTGAAGGCCGACGCCGAGCTCCGCTCTGCCGTCGAGACCCTCGGTGCCGAGCTCGGCAACGTGAAGCCTGAAATCGACGCCCCGAAGGGCAAGACGGCAGGCGAGCGTCTCGTCAACGATCCGGCGTTCAAGTCGTGGCACGCAGCCGCGACGTCGCAGGGTTCGTTCGATGGCCGCAGCGTCACCAACAGCCCGTTCGTGCCGGTCGCCGGTATGAAGGCCACGATCACTGGCGCGTCGGATGACTACGCCGGCACCCTCATCGACGCTTACCGCGTCCCGGGTGCTGACGCGTCCTACGCTCGCGAGAACAGCGTGCTCGCGCAGCTCTCGGCCACCCGCGTCAACACTGACGTCGTCGATTTGGCACGCGTTCTCTACTATGGCGGAGGCCAGTCAGTGAACAACTCGGCAGGCGTCGCCGAAGGCAACGCTCCAACCGAGAGTACCATGAAGTTCGAGAAGGTGAGCATCCCAGTGAGAGATTTCAGGGCGTTCTTGCCTGTCTCGAACCGTGCGCTCGCCGATGCCAGCCAGCTCGCTGGCCTGGTGGACGCGTTCCTCCGCTCCGGCATCCTGGAAGCGGTCGAGGACGAGATCGTCAGCGGCGACGGCACCGGCGAAACCATCGAGGGCATCCTCGAAGTTTCCGGCACGCAGTCGGTCGCGTTCGAGACCGACCTGCTCACCACCATCAGGAAAGCCATCACCGCCGTGCGCTATACGGGCAACGCTCGTGGCGCTTTGGCAGTCGTGATGAACCCGGCAGACATGGAGCAGCTGGACTTGCTCTCCGAGTCTGGCACGTTCTATTTCGGTGGGCCAGCAGCCAACGTCACTCCGACAGTGTGGGGCATTCCTCGCATCGCGTCAGTGGCGATGCCTGAGGGCCAGTGCGTAGTCGGTGAGTGGTCGCAGGGTATGCTCTTCGAGCGTGCGCCGATCTCGGTGGCTCTGCACCCACAGCACAGCGATTTCGCGACGAAAGGTCTGACTGCAGTCGTGGCTTCCTGGCGCGGAACGTTCGGCGTGATGCAGCCCGCGAAGTTCGCGATCGCTGACCTCACCGCCGGCTCCTGAGCCTGACGCTCTGACGAGCTAGAAGCCCCCGGTCCGAAAGGGCTGGGGGCTTCTCTCGTTCTGCCCGGTCGTCGCGTCGGCGCACTCGTCAGACTATGGCACGCTCACCGCTCATCGCAGTCCAGGTCCGCCCCGGCGTCGTCCTCAGGATGACACCCGAAGAGGCCGCCCGCTACGGGTTCGAGCCTGCGCACAACAAGGCCGTCAAGCCGAAGGCCGTGAAGAAGGCCGGGAAGAAGACGAAGAAAACGCAGGAGGTGGCCGATGAGCCTGGCGACGATAGCTGACTTGGAGGCCGTCCTTCACCGCGAGATCGACGACGAAGACGTCTATGCGCTCGCCGCGCTCGAGCAGGCGTCCGCCGTCGTCGAGGGCTACCTGGGCTACCCGGTCGAGCTCGTCGAGGATGAGGAGGTCGTCCTGGATGGGTCGGGGACGAAGGTGCTGCTGCTGCCGTCCTACCCGGTCACCGACGTCGCGTCCGTGACCGTTGACGGTGAGGTGCTCGACGTGGAGGACTACGAGTGGAGCCGCACCGGGGAACTGCGACGATCCGGCACGTGGCCGGTCGCGCTGCGTTCCGTTGAGGTGACCTACTCGCACGGCTATGCGACCGTTCCGGCGCTCATCGTCGCAGTCGTCGCCGCTCTCGCCGGTCGCATCTACGCCACCCCGCTCACGGTCCGCCAAGAGAGCATGGGTGCCTACTCGGTGACCTACTCTGGGAACGGTGGGCCGTCCCTTCAGGCTGCCGAGCTGATGATGCTGGACGCCTACCGGCGGTGGGCGTGAGCTTCCGGTCGCTTCTCATCAACACTGCCGTGGTGACCAGGCTCACCCCGGACGGGTTCGATGACTACGGCAACACGGTCGTCGAGTGGGATGAGGTCCACGAGGCGCTGCCGTGCCGTCTCGATGACCAGGGAGGATCGGAGACGACCCTCAACCAGGACAGCATCGACCGGCGCGCTACCCTCTTCGTCGAGGCGTCCGCTGAGCTCACCGCGCTGGACCGGGTCGAGGTGGACGGGGAGACGTGGGAGGTGACCGGCCAGCCGGTCGCACGTCGCAACACGGTCGGCGTCCATCATCTCGAGGTTCCGCTGCGCCGGGTGGTGCTCTGATGGCTGAGAAGAAGGCCAAGCTGAGCCTGGACTACGACCAGGTCTGGAAGGGCATCTCACGTTCGACGCAGGTGCGCGACGCGCTGCAGGCCGTCGCCGACGAGCTGAAGGCTGAGGCGCAACGTCTCGCCAAGCAGGACGCCTACGACACCGGCGACTACCACGACGGGATCGACGTGCTGCTGGTCCCGGCACGTCAGGCTCGCCAGGAGTTCGCGCGCGGCTACGCCAAGCGCAAGAAGGCCGGGCAGGTGGCGTTCAGTTCGAAGTTCCTGGACGCTGACACGAAGGGCGACTTGGACGGCGGCGCCTATGACGGCTCGGTCGCCATCATCGTGAGCCGGTCGTGGAAGTCGTGGATCATCGAGTTCGGGTCCCTGGCACGGAACCCGTCTTTCATCTTCACCCGGGCGCTCGAGAGCTTCCGCAAGCAGGGGGTCGAGGCTGAGGTCACCTACCGGGGCAACGTCGTCCGACAGAACCTCGAAGAGTGGCGCAAGGCGCGCGGCCACTATGCGGTCCGCATCGCCGGTGAGCGCACCGGCACGTTCACCCCTGACGAGGACGGAGGCCAGGCGTGAGCGTCCCGAACGTCGAGCGGCTCCTGGTGCAGCACCTGCTGGGCGACGCTGAGCTCACCGCCGTCATCGGCTCGAACCGGGTGAGCACAGAGCTCCCGGCGAACGCCGGCCTGCCACGCATCCGGGTCAGCCTCATCGGTGGGACCGTCCGGGTGCGCTCCTGGCTCTACGACGTCCGGCTCGGGCTCGAGGCGTGGGGCTCGACGAAAGACGAGGCCTGGGACGCCATCGCAGCAGCCATCGCTTCCGTGGAGGGCGGACTGGACGGCGCACTCGTCGAGGACGGAGTGGTCACCGCCACCGACCAGGACACCGGCATCGTCTGGAGCCCTGATCCGGAGACGGGGGCCGCCAGGTATCTCACAACCGTGAGCCTGACAGTCCACCCCAATACAGGAGCAAACAATGGCAGCTAACCCAGACAACGTCCTCGTCGGTTCCGGCGGAACCATCTACATTGCGCCGACCGGCACCACGATGCCCACCAACATCGCCGGCGCACTCAACGCTGCGTTCGAAGAAGTCGGCTACATTTCCGAGGACGGCATCACCATCTCCGCAGGCGTGGAGACGGCTGAGGTCGGCGCCTTCCAGAGTTTCTACCCGGTGCGCCGTCTGGTGACGGGACGTTCGCTCGACCTGAGCTTCGCGCTCCGCGAGTGGCGTGAGGCGACGCTCCTCCTCGCGTTCGGCGGTGGCGAAGTGACCGAGGCCGGCGGCGTCTACACCTACACCCCGCCCGCAGCCGGTGACGCGCTCTTTGAGCGCGCGATGGTCGTGGAGTGGCGTGACGGTGACAAGGACTACCGCCTCTGCGTGCCGCGTGGCGTGGTGACCGAAAGCGTGGAGACCAACATCACCCGCAGCTCGGCTGCCGACCTGCCGGTGACCTTCTCGATCCTCTCCGACGACGAGACGACCGCTGCCTGGTCGCTCATCTCGAACGACCCGGGCCTCGAGCCAGCAGGTAGCTGACCGTGGGCCGCGTCATCGACCTCGACGCTGCCCGCCTCGCCAGAGCAGAAGCTCAGCAGGAGGCTCCCGTCATCCGGTTCGCCGGGAAGGACTGGCAGCTGCCGGTCGAGCTTCCCTGGAGCATCGCGGAGGCTGCCGCCTCTGGCGACGCAACGGCTGCGCTGCGTGGCATCGCCCTGCTCCTCGGGGATCGTTGGGAAGAATTCAAGGGACACCAGCCGACGCTGGCCGACATCGTCGTGGTCGTCAAGCACGTCGGCGAGCTCTACGGAGCAGGCGACGAGGGAAAAGCCTAACCGGAACCGTCCGGGCGGTCCACCAGCACTGGGACGCACTGGAGGCCGACTGGCTCCGCTTCTACGGTCGAGACCTCGGCGCTGACCTCTACGGTCCGCACCCGGTCGGGTTCCGTCGCGTCGCGGCGCTCATCCATTGGCTGCCACCTGACGCGGCGCTCTGGCGTTCGATGGGCCGGTCGTGGTCGGAGGAACGTGAGCTGCTCGCCCTGAACATCGAGGTGCTCGACAGTCTGCGTCGCGCGTTCCTGATGGCCAACAGCAAGAAGGGCACCAAGCCGCCCAAGCCTATCCAGATACCGCGACCGTGGCAGGAGCAAGAGAGGGCCGCGCCGCGCGGCACTCGTATGCGGGACCTGCTCAGGCAAGCCGGCCTGCAGGTCAAGGTCGTCCGCGAGGGAGGTGAGGCGTAGTGGCACTGGAAGTTGGGTTGATGAACATCCTGGTGGGGCTCGGCCTCGAACCAGGCGCCGGGGAGAAGCTCGGCGACGAGCTCGGCAAGGGCGTCCTCCCGGTCGGTGAGAAGCTCGGCAAGGACCTCGGCGCGAGGATCGGCAAGGGCCTAGAGAGCGCCGGGAAGAACATCTCCAAGTTCGTCACCGGCCCGCTGCTCGCCGGTGCGGGTGGTCTCGTCGCTGCCGGTCTGAAATACGACGAGGCGCTCGACCTCATCCGCGCCGGCACTGGCGCTACCGGGGAAGAGTTCGACAGCCTCGCCCAGTCGTTCCGCACCGTCGCGGAGGATGCAGCCGTTCCCTACGAGGCCATCGCGCCGGTCATCACTGACCTCAGCCGCCGTCTGGACCTGACCGGGGAACCGCTCGAACGTCTCGCAGGTCAGGTGCTCGACCTCTACCAGATCACGGGCCAGCCGCCAGACACTGAGGCCATCGCTAAAATCTTCCGCACGTTCAACGTCGCCGCCGAGGACCAAGCCGGGCTGCTTGACCTCATCTTCCGCACTACCCAGGACACCGGCATCGGGTTCGATGACCTGACCAACAGCGTGCTGGGTTCCGCTGAGCAGTTCAAGGCGCTCGGGTTCAGCTCTGAGGAGGCCGTCGGTCTCATCGGTGAGCTCGAGAGCCGAGGTCTCAACACGAGCGCGGTGCTCGCATCGCTGAACAAGGGCATCGCGGCATCCATCAAGGGGAACGCCGACCTGGAGAAGGTCGACGAGAAGCGCACCAAGTCGCTCAAGACTATCGAAGAGGCGACGGGTGACCTGGAGGTCGCCGAGCAGAAGCTCGCCGAGCTGCGCGCGAACCCGAAGGCTGCGCAGTCCGCGATCCTCGCGCAGGAGAACACGGTCAAGAAGCTGACCGGGGTCATCGAGGACGAGACCGCAGCGGTCGCCAGCTACACCAAGCAGCTCGAGGACGGAGCCAAGAACGCTGGCGCGACGACCGAGCAGTTCTTCCAGCAGCAGGTCGCCGAGATCGAGCGACTGCTCGCCATCGGTGACGATGCCGCAGCCGCTGACCTGGCCAGCCAGATTTTCGGCACGCGCAACTTCGTCGCCATCAGTAGCGCCATCAAGGACGGCGTCTTCAACGCGGAAACGCTCGCAGCTGCTGCGAGCACTACCGGGGACACCATCGGCGGCGTCGCCGACGAGACGGCGGACTTCGCCGAGGAGTTCCAGAAGTTCAAGAACGGGCTCAACAATGACCTGGGCGAGGTCGCGCAGGAAATCTTCCCCGACATCAAGGACGCCATCGTCGAGCTCACGCCGACCATCAAGGACCTGCTCGTCGAGTTCGCATCCCTCTCGAAGGAGGTCGTGCCGGTCATCCGTGACGTGTTCAAGGCGGCGCTCCCGATCATCAAGGACCTGGTCGACAGGTTCAAGGACCTCAGCCCTGAGACGAAGGAAAACGTCGCCAAGCTCATCGCGCTGACCGCCGTGTTCGGTCCGCTGCTCACGCCGCTCGGCAAGCTAGTCGGCATCGTCGCGAACCTGACCACGACGTTCAAGACGCTCGGCCCGATCCTCGCTAAAGCGTTCGCGCCGCTGCTCGCCAACCCTGCCATCCTCGGGTT